AGATAAGTATGACGACGTAAGAGATATATTAGAACAAGCTACATTAGTGTGCTTCTTCGGCGTAGCCGTAGTAGCCAGTGTAGGATATGTCGTTTGATTGTCTATTGTCAAAGACCTAAATCGGGGCGTACTCGCAAGAGTACGCTTCGTCTTAAGAACAAAAGACAAAGGCAAGATGAAGAACTTCTTCATCATGCCGAAAGGCTGCAACGGAGCCTTGAACAATCCATTGCAAAAGTATTAGGTAATTCTAATAAAAGGAGAAAATAGTGAAAAACTTATTATCATTATTTGGCGTTGTATACCTCGCTTCATGTGCGTCAGTTGGAGCCATGATTGATGGTGGAACTAAAATGGTAGACGCTACAGTAGGAACTGCTGTAGATGTAAGTGGTGCAGTATTGCAGGATGTTTCAGACATCACAAAAACTGCTGCTGAAACCGTTCAAGGTGTTGCCGTAACTGTTGCTGAAGAAGTAGACAGACAAACTGACGAACTTCAGGAAAATCCTGAGGGAAAGTAAGAAAATCCTTCTTCAATCGTAAGAAGGAGTCTTCCAAAGTGATTGTTTATATTGTTACTGGTGAAGACACAGATACTGTCTGTATAGAAGAAAAAGATATCTGTGTTAAAGTAAGAAAATGATAACAGTTAGCGAAACAGCGTTAGAAAAACTACAAGAGCGTATCGCCTCAAAGCAAGTTTGGGGCGTTAGGCTCTCCCTATTACCAAATGGCTGTAATGGTTGGTCATATGAGTTAAAATACTTAGAAGAACCAAGCCTACACAGCGATGCAATATTTTATGGAATAATTGCAGTTGATCCCATGACATGGGGATATGTAAAAGAGATATTCATAGAATGGGAAGAAGATGGACTAAATGAAAGATTCATTATAAAAAGTCCACAAGAGACAGCACAGTGCGGCTGTGGAGAAAGTTTTAGCTTATGAAAATATCAGCAGAGGGTTTATCCCTTATTAAGAAGTTTGAAGGTTGCGAATTAGAAGCCTATCAAGACGCAGTAGGAGTATGGACAATAGGGTATGGACACATCAAAGGTGTTCAAGAAGGCATGACCATAACAAGACAAGAAGCAGAAGAAATGCTTCTAGAAGAATTAGTTGAGTATGAAACCCATGTACTCAATGCAGTAGAAAATCAATTAGACCAGTGTATGTTTGATGCATTGGTATCATGGACATATAATCTCGGTCCGACTAATCTCAATAGTTCCACAATGCTTAAAGTTCTAAATGCAGGACAGTATGCTGAAGTGCCTGCACAAATGAAGAGATGGAACAAAGCGGGAGGCAAAGTTTTAGAAGGTTTGGTTAGACGCAGAGAAGCAGAAGCCTTACTATTTGAAGGAAAAGATTGGTCAGATGTCTGAACAAAAACAAACATTTCAAGAATGGTGGATAAACTTCAAAGCGAAGTTTATTAAATTATTTAAGTTAACAGTAAGTTTTAACAATGTATGGGGAGACTCTGACGATCAAGTATTTATAATAAGAAAAGTTCTATACCGAAATAAAAATTCTATAAAGTTCAGAACTGAACAAAAAGAAATAGTAGAAATTCATGGTGCAGAAGGACTTAATATAAAGATAGAGGAATTATAATGACACAATTTTGGATGGGCATTATTGTAATATTAGGTGGTGCTTGTTTTTGGTTATGGAATGAGAACACTACACTAAAAGAAAATAATGTAAAATTAGAAAGTGCAGTTCAAATGCAAGAAGAAACCATTGGAACTTTACAGAATGATTTTGCATTACAAACAGAACAAATGAATGTCTTAACCAAACAAAGTCAAGAAGCTCAAAAAGAAATGAATAGATATCTTGACATATTCAAAAGACATAATTTAACAAAATTAGCAACAGCAAAGCCTGGGCTAATTGAAACAAGAGCAAACAAAGCTACCAAGGAGGTATTTGATGGAATTGAAAAGATCACTGTTGATATTGACGACCTTGACGATGGTCTCGCAGTGCACCCTGTTCCCAACAAGAACATTAGAGGTTAGTGCAAAGCCGATACAAAGGCAAATATCACAGCCAGTATTACCAAGAGAAATAGATCTTAAAGAACCTTATTGGTATGTTGTATCAGATGAAAATTTAGAAGAGTTTTTAGAAAGAGTTAAAAAAGAAAATCCAAACTCAGGAGATTTAGTATTCTTTGCTATGAGTGTGCCTGACTATGAACTAATGGCGTACAATATGCAAGAACTTAAAAGATACATAACAGAATTAAAATCTATAGTAGTTTACTATAGAACAGTAACCACAGAGGATATAGAATATGTCAAACAGTGAAAAAATACATAAAATATTAAAAGATCATTTTAATACAGATGCAATTACTCCTACTACACATCTAATAGATGATTTAGGTGCAGATAGCTTAGACATAGTAGAAGTTATAATGCAAGTAGAAGAAGAGTGCGAAATAGAAATTCCTGATGAAGATACAGAAGGGCTACACAGTGTTGGAGACATAATATTTTATGTGGAAAACAATAGCTGATTGGTGGCACTTTTTTCAAAACTATCGTGTAATGATGAAGGGATCAAAGTTCTTTGATAGAAACCCTGCTGTACAAGGTCGTTTTGAAGAAAATGAAGATTGGTTAGAGGAGTTGGAAGAAAGAGTAATAAAGCTAGAAAGTATGGCACACCCTAAGTGTGGAATAGAAGGCTTTGACGGATACCAACCTTTAGTAGATAGAATAGAAGCTTTAGAACAAAATAAATGAGTTATACATTTTCAGAACTTAAATCAGTTTTAGAACGAAACGTTGTGGATATTTACTTTACCAGTTTAATATCTGGAGAAGAAAGAATAGCACGATGTACGCTTAATCCGACTTATTTTACTAATAGAATAAATCAGTCGGATTCTGATAGTATTTTAGTTTATAGAATCCACGATAAAAGGTGGGAAGATCTAAGATTAAATACTATCATTAAGTATGAAATAGCCTAAAAGGCAAGGCTCGCAAGAGCATAGGAGAGAAGAATGTTAGGATTCTTTCAATGGGTAATCGGTTGGATTCAAGTAATACCTTGGTTGGTAATGTTTGCTTCAATCGTTGCAGCACTTACACCTACCCCTGCAGACGATAAATTTGTCGGAAAGTTATATAAACTTTTAGACTGGTTTGCTTTTAATGTAGGTAAAGCTAAAGATAAAGCTGTAAACAGCTGAGGATAAATTATGAACATGCCTAGTGGACATTTTAGTGGGGACATGGATCGTAATGAAGTAGAAATTGATCTAAGTAAATTCATGGAGATGATTCAGGAGAACAATGACCTGAAACAAAAAATCTTTATGTTAGAGAATGAAGACAAAGTAAATCCGTGGCAAAAGTGGATACACATGGCTGCCGCTGTAGACAGCTGGAGGATTTTTCCCCGTGCTTTTCTAAGCGTTTACATCTTCTTACTTTATTATGCGACTATGTGGTTTATGGACTTACCAGAACCTACCCTTGAGCAGTCAGGACTTATTAGTATAATTGTGGGTGCTGGTGCCGCTTGGTTTGGGCTTTATGCTGGAACCAGTAAATCATCATCCTCTTTTAATGGAGACAAAAAATAGTTCTTGACTTTTCCTTTTATATTTTGTATAATATAAGTTATGAAAAAATTCAAGGATATTAAAAAAATCAAACAATCAGATAAGCCTTGCCCTTACTGTAAACCTTTTGGTTTTACTAAAAATGAGTGCAAAGGCTATAAGTGCTGGGAAAGATAGATGAATTTATTTTATCTTGACGAAGACTTAGACAAAGCAGCAGAGTATCATGTTGACAAGCATATTGTTAAGATGCCACTTGAAGCTGCACAGATACTATGCACTACTATTTGGATTGATAAATTACTGGGTTTCGTTCCTCGCGCCCTTGAAGCGGAAGAACGCGAAGTGTTGAATAAAGCGAAAGCTGAGATCAAGCACTTAAGTCCCGAGGAACGACCCATCCCCTACCTTCCGATGATGTATAATCACCCTTGCACAATCTGGGCAAGAGAATCATTGGATAATCATGAATGGGTTCATTGCTATGCTAATGCGCTGAACGATGAATACCATTATCGTTATGGAAAGCTACACAAATCAGTTATGGAAGTAGTAAACAAACTACCAGATCCTGTTAATCTTCCGAGAGTTGGGTTTACAACTTTCGGTCTTGCTATGCCTGACGAGTTGAAAAACTATGATAATCCAATACAATCTTATCGTGATTATTACCATCTTGATAAAGCAAC